CAGGATGAAAGTCATTACTATTATGGCTATAATCACCAGGGTTAACGCTGTTTGCGTGCCATTGCCCATAATTAATTAATCCGTAGAAATAGTCTTTACTTGTAGGTGGTGATCCCCATTGGAAGAATATATTTCCATCTCCAAATAAGTTTCTGCTTGCATCATTTTTAAAGTCTGCTATGTTTTCCCCATCAATATCATCTACAGGAGAGTGATACCAAGAGTTTATTATTGACGCAAAGCTTTTCTTTATATCTAATCCATCACCAAGAGGTATTTCACATATTTCTCGATCCTCTAGTAAATGCTTCCAGTCTACAGAGTCATCAATTATGTGACAGGAATATTTTCCTCCATTACCTGTAATGCCTTTTTCAACCCTCATAAGGCCTTTAAAGACATTTACGCCATTTACGCTAACCCTACAAGGCATCCAATCTATCTTTTCTTTTATAGACCCTACAGCAAGCATTGGATCAAGTATTCTATTATTATGTGAGTTTGCTGGTATTTCGAAAGTCTTACTGTATGCTGTTGTTCTTTTAGTCAAGTCTTTAAGATTACCTACAGAGTATGTAAATGCTAGCGGTAATGTTTCGCTGTCAAATATATCTAAGTATTCCCATTGATACTGATCTACTGTATAGTTTATTTCAGTTTGAGTTATAGGAGTTTCTATAACTTCAATATCAGCATCTCTTTTTGTAATCTTTATGTAGTCTAAAGTAATTCTTGCTGGCAAATTATCATCTATTGCCTTTGCGTTCAATATGTTTATTGATCCATTAGAAGGATGGTAGTGTTTACCATCGTTCATAGGTATAACACCACCATTGGTAGCTGTGTGCCCAAAAATTGTAGAAACCTGTAAGGCAGACAAACAAACATTGTATACGCCTACAGAAGTTACCTGTAAGTCTGTAGAGCTAGCACCCTCAATGTTGTTATTATATGCAGCTCCTTGTAAAATATCAATTTTTGCATTTAAAAGCTGAGAAACTGATATTTCTATTTCAAATAGGTCTTGTGCTCCAGTTCCAGCACCCATACCCCAGTAGTCAGAACTTAATCCTAACATACCAGAGTTTCTAAAGCAGTCATTTGATTTAACGTATCCTAGTGTTGTATCTCTATATGCAGATCCTTCATAAGACCCTATATCAGTCTTAACAGATAGACTACCGCCAATCCAATAAAAAGGATTACCAGAGCCGCCTGAGCTATCCCAATTCATTGAGTGTTTGTAGGCTGAAATATAGTAGCTGTGATCTTGTGGTCTAAGCCATAAATCAGGATTAGATAAACTATAATCATCTAAGGTGTCAGAACCATTACCCCTTAATAATAAATGATTATTTGCAAAACAACCTAAAACATCAAATACAGATCCGCTTCTTTTAGTTACAGTAGAATTGACACCTGTAGTTTCAACATTGTTTACAAAATATATACTTCTACCCTGTACGTTGTGTGCATAATCTTTATTATTTCTTGGCTCATACCTTAATCCTCCTGCTGTAGAAACAGGATTTATAAAAGGCATATTTTGTGGCACAATATTATCATCATATAAGTTTATGTACACAATCTTGTCATCGTTTATACCGTTTCCTGGCATAAAAGAGTTATTATTCCAGGTGCCTAAATACGATAACTGACAGCCTTGTGTGCCTGTGTTACCTACACCAACAATTTCTTGTAATGTACCTCCTAAATTGCTTGCTGTTGTTGGAACTGAACCTTCATAAAAAACCCTTTCACCTGTATTACCAGAAGGAACGTTGAAGGCTTGTTCTTCATATGTACCAGGGTCAATACACCCCTTGAACTCTATAGTTGTTTCTACACCAGTTTGAACTTCTGTTGTAATGTCTTTTGACCCTACTACTGAACCAATTTCTAGAACACAGTTATTTGCTTTAGGATTTATGTTAGCCATTTTACGAAGTTTGCATAGTTAGTTGTTCAGAATAAACATAAGATATTTCGACATAAGATGTGCCTGATTCACTTGTATAAATCGTGCTACTATCTGTATTTATTACAACAGGAATTAAAACTGAGTTTGTTTGTGCCCAAAAGTTTTTATTAGGTGGTTGTTTTGGCTCTACGTCAATCCAGACCATTGTACTCGAAAGCAGCTCTTCTAAGTGTAAAGCTATTTCTTTACCAACAGGCTGTGAAACTAAATTGTAAATATCTTCTCTGTCTGTATGTAGAACAGTCCTATTGTGTAGACTACCTTCACTTCCATTAGCAAATCTATCATAAATAGTTCTATTGTTTGTAACCTCTTTAGTTTCTACACCATAAACATTAATCCAATCATAACCACCAGATGAGGTTTTAAAAACAAACTTAGTTCTATTGCACTCTCCGTTACCTGCTTTATCTGACCAATCAACATACAATGTGTCTATTTGATATGCAGGACCTCCAAGTGGATTTCTAGAGTGAAATAAAAATCTATAGCCAGGTAATACACCTTTAACAAAAGGAAGTATTATTGCTCCTTTACTGACTAAGTTGTCTGAAGCGTCTATAATATTGTTTGTTCCAGAACCTCCGTTTTGTATAATATAAGAAACAAGTGCATCTGGATGTGCTGGTATCTTGTACAGTCCAGACTTATCATCTATGTACATTGTTGTGCTTGAAACAACACTGTTTCCTGTACTGTCTAAAATATATATTGATAGCCAGAACTCTCCAAACTGCTTTGCACTAAGGCCTACAGGCTGATATATGGCATCAGATTTGGAGTCTTTACGATTTATAGTATATGACTTGCTAGCTATATGACTCCTGAATGAGTTTAGAGCTGATAGTCCATAACGATTGTAGTCTGGAGAATTCTGACTGTATTTTATAGAAATGTCATCTTGGTATGAGGGAGTGTTATTACCTAAAATTAATCTGTCAATTGTATGAAACTGATTAAAATTAATTCCGCTATCTAATCTTTGTGTAAAATCAGTATTGGCATCTAAGGCGTAAAACCTTGTAGAAGTAACATTGTCGTTTACGTCTTCTATAAAAGGCTGGTTGGGTTGACTCGCATATCTTTTTGCGTGTACTCTTAGTCTAAAGTAACCTCCTAATTCATAATAACCTGGCCAAACACCTGCTGATATAAAACTAAACTGTCCTCTTATTACTAGCTCTCTAATATAACCCATAAGATTAAAGCTATATGTGTCAGGATTGTCGTTGTCTTCATAGGCATTTATGTAAACGCCAGTACCTATAAATATACCGCTATTTATATATGTTTCTCTTTCTATTTCACCAACCATAAAAGCAGCATCACCCTCATCATCTATTACTTGACAAATTATTGGCCTAGCTGTAGTGTAAAACTTGCTATCTGTATCTTTTATTATTGCAATAGTTGCCATATTATGTTTTTATTGTTATGTTTAATATTTTGTGTATTTCTTTGCTTGCAACAGCTTTTGATTGTGTAGCAAAAACTTTAGACACTTCTTTATCTACATTATCTTTTATCTCATCAACCCAGCCTTTATTTTTAGGAGTGTTTTCTCCTTTTTTTATTTTGCTTCTGGCAATGGCAAATGCAGCCTTTAGTGCTGCCTTACCCTGTAAACCTTTTTTGTCTCCTAGCCATCTTACTAAATTAGTTATGTATGGATTAGGATTTACGTCTCCATCTCCTCTACCTGTAAAATTAAAAACAGTAGAAAAATCTTGACCTTTGTTTAGTTGTTCACCATAAAATACACCTCTTACTTCTAATTCGTCTAATCCTGTTTTTACATTTAAACTTTGCCTTAGTCTTCCTGACGTTTGCATTTTAAATTTAGATCCAGGTCTTTTTCTGTTTATCTGCTTTTTAAATAGCCTTATTGCTCTCCTGCCTGCAACATCATATATTTGCTTCTTAATATTCATTTTCTAACATCCAGAAGCTTCACATTCAGCTAAAGTTGCAAAAGTACCTGATCCGTCACCTGGATCAATACAATCTCCATTTACACAATTATAACTGTCAGCAACTGGTGCTGGCGGCCAAGTAGAGGTACAATCTATATCTATGCAGTTTACAAAAACCTCTAAACTAAAGTTACAAGTTACACTAACCAACCTATCATTGTGTGTTCCCTTGTTTCTGAATATGTCAATGGCATCTGAAGTTATAATATCTTTACAATTGTTGCTAGCTCCAAAACAAGATAAAAAGTTAAGCAGTCTGTTTTCTAATGCAGTCATTATAACATGAACATTGTCAACAAGCTCAACTCCTGTAACATTTGATTTAGAAATTGGTCTAAAAGCAGTAACAGTACAATTGTATTCTTGTAAATTGCTGTTTATATCTATTAAGGTTGACTTAGGGTAAGCAAAATTTAATAAATCATAACTTATGTTGTGATCAAAATTTATGCTACTTAAGTCTCCAAACTTAAATGCATTAAAACCTGCACTAGTAGCACAGGTGTTCATGTTGTTAACTATTTGAGTTAAATTAGTTGCCATTATTTTGCTTGTTTTTTATTTAATTCATTTAATATCTCATCAAATTTACTGCAGGCATTCTTCCAAGATAAATACGTCAAAATTTCATCTAGCTTAGCGTTTAGCACACTATCAACCGCACTTTCATTACCCTTTGTAAATATACCTTCAGCTGCAACTCTGTATACAGAATTTAACCAGCCGTAGCCATCTATTGTTCCTTTTGCTGCTCTTGCAGCTTTTGCATTTCCACCCCCTTTGAGATTAGGAAATTGGTCATCAATCCTTGTTCTAACTTGTTCAAAAAAAAAGCGACATCCCAAATTGTTGCCATGTCTAATTTTTCAAACATTTTAGCTCGTTGATCTATAAGATCATCGTTTAATTTTTCGTCCTCATCTTCTTTTTTACACAAAATAGCTAGTTGTCTGGGCATATAGCTAATTTGTCCTTCTTGTATAAGATTAGATTGTAATTCAAGCTGTTCCGCTTCAATATATCTTCCAAAACTAGATTTTCTCATCAAATCCTTTGGTAAATAAAACTTTTCATCACCAATAGTAAAAGACTGTATATCTATTGGTATATATTTTTGATTTATGAACGCTAAAGTTTTCATTAAATCATTTGCTTCGGCCATATCCCAATGAGAAACATCCTCAACACTAACACCTGTCCAGAAAGACAAAACATCGGTATTATAATCTAACTGCATAAGAGTTTCTCTAAACTCAAAATCATCATCTGGATTTTCTTCCTTATACTTTTCTATTTTATTATTGTGTTTTTCTACAACCTTAGTAAAGGCATAAAATCTTTCCCAGCTTACCTCAACCCATGACTCAGGCATAGTCACGGTCTTATCATTCATTTTGAATTCTTTCATTAATTTAAATTTATATTCATATAGTTTAAGTCAGAAGGATTAACATCTATGCTTTCGTTTAGCTCTTCAAGCACAGATATGGTCAAATATAACAATTTTTCCTCTACACCTTCAATATCTTGGTTCTGATATAGCAATAAACTGTTAAAATAGCCTTTTGTAGCCCAATATAAATTATTTGGTAAAGAAATGTACCATTCTCTTGTTTCAACAGTGCCCTCTAGGCAATATTTGCCTAGTCCGTTGTGAAAAGTTATAACATTATCAATTAAACTTTGAAACCCAACATAATCTTCATTAAAAAAAGTAGAATTATAAACAAGATCTGTAACATCATTTAAGTATTTGTCTACAATAACAAAATGTTGTTCATTTAGAAATAGTATTTCCTGTTCATAATCCATCTTACAATATAACAAACAACTTATGGAACTTTATGGAACAAAAAGTTAGTTTTTTTACCTCCAAGCCAAAATTCTTTTATCATTACCAAAAAGGTATCTCATTCGCATCATCAGGGCATCAGCAAAGTCAGGAGAGTGTCCTAAGACAGCTTTCATCTCTTTTTTACTAATTATTGCTAATTTATTGTCATTATCCATGTTTTTTCTTCTAATAACCTCAAATTCTTCTATTATTTTGTTTCTCATGTCAGTATCATTGCATTTTACCCAAATATTACCAACATTTACTTGTTCAGCGAGTTTATAATAGCATTGTGTCTTTAAATTTTGATAATTTTCTTTGTTTAGTGGTTTGCCGTTATTTACAAAAGGCACAACACCCTTCATGTAGTGAGAAAGGTACTGTCCAACACCATCACTATCAACAATTATGTTTTTTCTTGGTACATTGTGCTTATCAGCTAGATTTTTTATAAGTTTTTCGACATTATCTGCAGATGTCTTGTCTTTTGTTATAATTTCTTCAACAATCATACCATTCCACAGGCAAATCACTAATTTATCACTACCTAAGAGGGCAACATCGCAAGAAAGGTACTTTTCTGCACCTTCTGAAGAAACAGATGAGTTTGTAAACATGTCTAAAATAGCATCATACTGAAAAAGCCTGTCTTCTCCAGAATCATACTCCCAGTTACCATGCAAAAGCCTTTCTCTTGATACAGGATCAAGTTTTCTTAGCTGTTCCTCGTAAAATTCAGATATATGTGGGTTGTCTACCAGTTTTGCTTGCACAAACTTCTTGTGATCGGCCAAAGTACCGTCTCTATTCTGTTTATAGAAGTCATAAACCCAGTTTTTAGCAGGGTTGCACGACATAAGGACCTTTGGTCGTAGTTTGTACTCAGAAAGCTTGTATCTTATCCTAGATGCAACAACATTCTTTGCTTTTTCTGTACATTGGTTCACCTCATCTATAAAGGCACCAGAAATCTCAAGGGAACCAAGTGAATCAAAATTTGGATCAGCTGGATATTGATAAAGGT